ATTACCCATACGTTTTATTGAATGCTGATAACCTAACTGAGAGTAACTTGGCTGAATTTATACGTAGAATGATTATTAACTGTGTTATTCCAATGCAATCTCGTATTTGCGAAGGATTGTTGGAGTTCTTAGCTCCTTCAATGGGAATTAACCCATCTCAATACGTTTTACGCTTTGATACAGATGCTTATCCTGAAATGAAGCAGAACTTCTTAGATGCTGCTAACATTATTGATAAATTGGATGGTGTACTTTCTCAAGATGAGAAGCGTGTGTTTATGGACTTTGAGCCAACATACGATCCTTCGATGCAACAAGTATACATTAGGTCAAATCAAGTACCTGTAAGTAGTTTAAACATTGATCCTACGTTATTAGGCAATATGAACGAATAATTATGGAAAACTTTCATATCATAGTGATATCCGTTTCGATTACCAGTTCATTCTGGTTTGGATTCTTCCTATGGTATGAAGGTTTTATCAAGAAAGCGGAAAGAAAGAAGGTAGAAAAACTTTTTAAGGATAAAAAATGGTAAGTGACGAAATGTATAAGGTTGCTTGGCGAAGAAGGCACGACATCAATGAACGTGCCTTATTTGCTTTTGTTAGAACTAAGCTTGGTGCAGAAACTAGGGCTTACTTAGATACCCTTGAAGGTAGAAACCCCAATACATTTCATATTACTAACCATTTTAGTGAAAAATGGATGATGGACATCTTAAAAGATGCTTATTCCAAGTTTGGCCTTAAACAATCCGAATTTCTTAATAGATACAAGAAGAAAGAGGAAGAAGAAGATAACTTTGATGAGGAGTGGCTGCTTCTTTTATTATTGCGGTTTAGAGACATCACTCAATTTATAGTTGTATTGGGCATTATTGCCACAATTAAGTATGATATACAAAAGTTTGTAGATGATAAAGTTAAACAAGGCATTCCTGCCTCCGCTATCATTACTTTATTAAGCGTTTATTTGGCCCAGAAGAACATAATTCGTAGCCAGACGATAGCTAGGACAGAAGTGACTAAAATAATGAATCTAGCAAGCGATTTGTGGGCTTCATTACAAGTTGCTGTTACAGGTAAAGCTTTAAAGAAAAAGTGGATAGTAACTTTGGATGGCAAAGAACGTAAATCACATCATGATATGGATGGTTATCCTGCGATTAACTTAAATGAAAAGTTTCTTGTAGGAGGTTATCCAATGGCCTATCCTGGAGATGGTTCTGCCCCTGCAAGTGAGATTGTTAATTGTAGATGTGGGGTTAGATATATTTAAAATTTTGTATTTAGTTATTTTTATTATATTTGCAAGCAATAGATAGAAAATATGAGAGATTATAAGATAAAATCTGAAGGGGAGATAACTGAAGTCGATGTTGCAAAACGGACTGTAATGGGTTATGCTGCTAAGTTTGGTAATATTGACTTGCATGGCGATATGATTATGCCAGGTGCATTTACCAAGACTATTCAAGAACGTGGTCCAGGGGGAAAAAATGAAATATGGTTTTTACACAATCATAGCTCAGATAGCCCACTTGGTAAGCCATCGGTATTGAAAGAAGATAATTATGGTTTATATTTTGAAGCAGCTATTATTGATACCGAGATTGGTGAAGATATTCTTAAGTTGTATGACAATGGTTTAATTAACCAGCATTCAATTGGATTCTCTACAATCAAAGAAACAAGAGTAGAACCAGATGCTAATACAAATCAAAAGCCGTATTATCAGATTCAAGAGGTAAAATTGTACGAATTTTCGTCAGTTCTATGGGGTGCTAATCCTGAAACACCATTTGTAGGTTTAAAATCTATGGATGCAAAAGGATTGCAAGATCGTTTTGATAAACTATACAAGCAATTGCGTAGTGGAAATTTAAAGGACGAAACTTATGAATTGATTGAAATTGAGTATAACTTTATAAAATCGGAGTTGTTCAAGCTAATTAATGATAAGGAGTCGGTTAAGTCCACTCCTGAGATTATTAATCCAGAAGAATTACAAAGACAAGTACAAATCGAATTTTTAAAACAATTAAAAAACTCTTTTAAGTAATGGAAGATATTAAAAAAATTGTTGATGAAGTAAAAAGCGACATCAACGAAATGATTCAAAAAGGTGTTGGTCGTGAAATGGAAGGCTTAGGCTTATCTGACTTGATCGAGCAAACTAAAAATGCAGGAACTAAATTGCAAGAAGTAGAAGGTAAATTAGGAAACATTGAGAAATCTGTTTCTGATGCTATCTTAGATATGAAAGCTAAGTCTGTAGAGCCAACTAAGAAAGAGGATTTCTTAGCGAAGAAATTCGAAGCTCGTGAGCAAGAATTCAAGTCTATGACTACTTCTCGTTCTTCAGTTGCAATGGAATTGAAAGCAGTAGGTGATATGAACTTAACTGCTAACATCGGTTCTGATTGGGCTTCTAAGATTGCTGGTTTATCTAACGTAATCTTAACTGATCCTTTCCGTTCAGTTCACTTGCGTGATTTGATGCGTTCTTCTGTAATTGAGCAGAATGGTGTATTCAAATTCGCTAAGAAATCAGGTGGTGAAGGTGCTCCAGCAGTTCAAACTGAAGGTGCTTCTAAGGCTCAAGTTGATTATGACTTCACAATCACTGAGGTAACTCCTAAGACTATTGCTGCATACAGCAAAATCTCTAAGCAGATGTTATCTCGTCTTTCTTGGTTACAAAACTTCGTTTCTACACAAATGGTTAATGATTTGTTAGAAGTTGAAGATACTAAGTTATTTGATTTTGCAGGAACTGGTGAATTCACAGGCTTATACGAAGCTGCTACAGCTTACTCTCCATCTGGATCAGTAGTTGCAGGTTCTAATCGTTGGGATAAATTAGCTAACGCTATTGCTCAATTAAAAGCTGCTCGCTTCCGTCCTTCTATCATCTTGGTAAACCCAATTGATGAGATGGAATTATTGATCAACAAAGAATCAGGTGCTGGTTATTCTCACCCATCTTTAATCTCTGGAACTGGTTTAACAGTTGCTGGTGTACCAGTAGTTTCTACTGACATCATCCCTGCTAACACTTTCTTCGTAGGAGATATGAACAAGGCTGCTGAATTGTTATTCGAAGACAACGTAATGGTTGAATTCGCTTACGAAGATGGCGATAACTTCACTAAGAACTTGGTGACTGTAAGAGCTGAAGAATCAATTGCTTTACCAATCTACTTCGGTGGTGCGATGAGAAAAGGTACTTTTGTGATTGCATAATCATTTTCTTATTTAGTGTATTATGTAAGCCTACTTCCCATAAGAACAGTAGGCTTATTTTTAAACCTTAAACTTAAATAAAATGGCAAAGGTAACTTGTGAACAACACTTTTTCGATATGGAAGCTAATCATCCTCGTATGGTAGGTGATTCATTCGAAACAAGTAATGACAGAGCAAAAATGCTAGAATCGAAAGGTTTAGTAGTTATTGTAGAAATGGAAGAAGAAACTGATCCAGTTAATCCTCCTCAAAATAAAGTTGTAAAACCTTCTAAGAAGAAATAATGGCTTACATACCTGAAGTAGTTAAAACAAGGGGTTTAGAAATCCAAATGGTTGAGGAAATATCCCCTTTAGTTGAAGTGATAACTTTAGATTCAGTTAAGAGACATTTGAATATCGAAATTTCAAACAATGACGATAATCAAAAGCTTACTGATTTAAAGTATTCTGCTATTCATGAGGTTGAGACTTATATCCAAAAGAATCTAAAGCCTAAGCGTATGATTCAGTCCTACATTGAGGTAAATGGTACAATTGATTTGTATTATGGTCCTGTAACTGAGATTGAGTTTGTAAAAGATGCTGCTGGAGTTAATTTGTCTCACACTGTTAGTGAATTAAACCAAAAGATTTCTGCTTATTCTTCAGGTGGTATGGTAGTTACTTACATTGGAGGGTATCTTCCATTGCCTTATGATATTGAAAACGCTGTATTAGATATTATAGCAGTTGATTATGATCAGGCAGTAGAAGACAAGAAATTGGCAATTAGAGCTATTAAAGAACGTATTAGACATTACAGACCTATCTATGTATAATAAACTTAGCAGATTTAGAGCTAACTTTCAAACCATGGTAGAACAAATACCTGATGGTGCTGGAGGTGTTACTGCAGCTTCTCGTCAAGGGTATAGCTGTAATGTGCATATTAAGTCTACAAGTTCATTTTATGGCAACTATGGTGGTGTTAGAAATGAAGAAGGTGGACAAATTGGCACTGACCAATCATTTGAATGTATGGTTAGATACAATAGTGAGTATCAATTTAAAACCACTACTGTAATGGTTTTTAAAAATAAAAGATATGCACTTTCTGATATCACAAATGTTGATTTTAAGAATCAGTGGATAACTTTTAAAGCTACAGTTAGAAATGATTAAAATTAAATTACCTGGTTTAAAGGTATTTCAAAATAGGCTTGATAGAGCTGTAAAAAGAGCTAATGAAATACCTACTATGGTGCAAGATGAGGCTAAAAAGGTTTCTGCTTATTCTAAATCAAACGCACCAGTAGGAAAGACAGGTTTATTAAGTAGAAGTCATGATTTTCAGGAAAATGGTGGAATAAAAAATGGAAAATATGAATCTTCTATTGAGTTTAGTGCCAGAAGTAGGAATAAGCAAAATTTACTTTATGCACCATTTCAAGACTTTGGAACAGGCAAAAGATTTAAGCTAACTTCAACTTTAACACCATATGTAAGATATATTTCTGGTTGGAAAGAATCTGATGGTAGTAGTAAAGGTATAAGGCCAAAAAAGTTTTTATTTCATCAATACGTTTTAGCATCTAATAAAATAAAAAGAAAAACAGGAACTAAGGTCAAAAACCTTATGAAAACTTAATAAAATGGTAGCAAAAGACCCACAATTTGAATTAAGAAAGGCTTATTTTGAGACTTTAACTAATATTACTAGTAATAATCAGCCAGTTGAGGTTTTTGATGAGATAGTTCCAAGTACAGCAGCATTTCCTGCCATTGTATTTATGCAACAGACAGGTAGAAATGATGGGAATAAAGATATGTTTATTCGTGATGAGATTATTGATATTCACGTTATTACTAAGTTTGTATCTGATACAGGAGGCAAAAAAGTAGCTAATGATATAGTTAATCAAATTATAGGTAAAGTCCTCTTAGGACCAAGTAATTATGGAATTAGTAGCCACTTAACTAATTGGCAGGTTTTGAATTGTGAATATCAAACAAATACATTAACTTCACAATTGCCAACAGGATGGCAAGTAGAAATTATCGTAACATTTAGTCAATTATTAGAACAATTAAATTAGAAATAAAATGGCATTAGTAAAAGGAACAGACTTGCGTATCTTCGTAGGTACTAAGGTTATAGCAAACGAAACAACTTGCGATATCGAATTATCAACTACAATGATTGATACTTCATCCAAGGATTCAGGTGTATGGGAAACTGCAATTCCAGGCCGTAAAGCATGGGGATTGTCAGCTACAGCTCAATTAGACTACAGTGATGGTGGAACAAACTACACTTATGATGAGTTATTGACTGCTTGGATAGAGCAAACAGAATTAACTGTTTCATTCAAAACTGCTGCTACAGGAGCTACAGTATTAACTGGTTTAGCTTATGTTGAGTCAGTACCAGTAAAAGGTGGTGATCAAGAGATTGCTACTGTAGATATTAAGCTAAAAGGTAATGGTCCATTAACAAAGACTACTGCTGCTTAATATTTGAAAATTTTTGTTTACATTTGGGGTAGGGATATAATCTCTACCCTTTTTGTTTAAATACACACAAAACACACACACACAATGCGTAGTATTACATTTGAAGGAAAGAAAATCAACTTTGACTTTTCATTAGGTTGCATAAACGATGTTTATGTTAAGGAATTAGGAGGAGAGTTTAATGATCTTGTTAATATGCAAGATTATGAAAATGATCCTCAAAGATTAATTGAAATTACAAGAGATATGCTTTTAAGTGGGCATATTTATTGGCTATTTTTAAATGGCTTAGATGATGAAGCTGAAGATGTTTTAAGAAAGCTAAAAGGGAACAGAATGCTTGCTACTAAATGGTTGGTCACTTGTAAGGTAGTAAATGTTGTTGATTGGATTACTGCCGATTTAATGCCAAGTGATTTAGAGAAGCCTGAATTAAAGATTGACTCAAAAAAAAAGAAATAATTACTTGGAAGAACATTCTTACAAGGATAAATAAAACTGGGTTAAAGCCATGGGAATGGAAAAGAATGACTTTAGGGGAATTTCTGGACTATGAACATGGCTTTGAGTTTAGAAAAGCAGAGCAATGGGAGCATACAAGGCAAATTATGTGGTCTTCAATAGCTGCTTTAGCTGGTAAAGATGCCCCAACTGCTAAGAAACTATGGCCTCTTTGGACAGACGATATAGGAAAAGTTTTAGAAAAACCAAAAGAAAAAGAGTATCTTTCGGATGAACTAACGAATAAATGGCTTAACTCTTTAGACAATGGCTGAAAGTAATGAATATAAGGTAGTATTTGGGGCTGATGTATCTGATGCTGTCAAAAAATTAGAGGAATTATCTGCTTCCGTAGAAGGGCTTAGAAATAGTATTTCTGGCAATATGAATCAGATTGGGGCTAATACTACAAGATCATTAGCTGCATTTGGTTCTGCTATTGGCAATATTGGCAATAAATTAACCACTGCAATTACTGCACCATTAGTTGGATTAGGAGTAGCTTCATTAAAGACTTCTGCAGAAATGGAACAAATTTCTGTTTCATTTGAAGTATTCACAGGTTCAGCAGAAGTAGCAAAAGATACATTAAAAGAGTTAAAAGATTTAGCTCTTAAATCTCCTATGCAATTTCAAGATATTGCAAAGGGTACTCAAACATTACTAGGTTACGGATTATCTGCAGAGCAAGCAGTATTTATCACAAAAATGCTAGGAGATGTATCAGGAGGTAGTTCTGATAAATTTCAAAGACTTTCATTAGCATTTGGTCAAGTACAAGCATCAGGCAAATTGATGGGGCAAGAAGCTCGTCAAATGATTAATGCTGGATTTAACCCATTGCAGGCTATTTCAGATAAGACTGGAAAGTCAATGGCTGTTCTCACAAAAGAAATGAAGAATGGCCAAATCAGTGTACAAGATGTTGCTGATGCTTTTGAAGCTGCTACAAGTAAAGGCGGTAGATATTATGGAATGCTAGATAAACAATCCCAAACTTTAATGGGGTCGTTTAATAAATTAAAAGAGAGTATAACATTTGCTTTAGCAGACATTGGTAATGTCTTAAATGATGAATTACGAGTTGGAGCTGGTTTAAGGGCTTTCTCTGGTTTTATTGGAGAGCTTAAAGATAGATTTATGGAATTGACTCCAGAAGCCAAGGAAATGAATTTAAAACTTATTGCTATTGGCGTTTCTATTGGTCCTATTTTAATTGGAATAAGTAAATTAATATCATTAGCTAAATCTTTAGCTACTACAGTGTCGGCACTCAGTTTATCGGGGGGTGGTTTAGTTAAGTTATTAGTATCATTGGCAGCAGCATTTGTAGCTTCTAAAGCAGCAGGTGCAATGTATAATGATATTATGGATGCTGCTATTAAGAAAGATCCTAATTTATTAAGAGATGCCAATGTAGAGCTTAAACAAAGAATTAAGCATTTTGATGAATTAATTAAAAAAGCACCTGCTGTAGGATTTACAGAAATGGATCAGGCTACAGGAGAAGCTAAATATAATAAAAGCAAAACTGAATTAATTGCAGAAAGATATAAGCTTTATCATGAGTATGCTAATAACTATAAATTAATTAATGATTTAGAAGAAGCTGCTAGAAAAGCTGAAGAAGCTGCTGCTAAAAAAGGCAAACCCAAATTTGATGATAAGCCTCCTGGAGGAGATGCTGGTAATAAAGAGTTTGATAAAGCTGCTAAGGAAAGGCAAAGATTACATGATAAATGGGTAGCAGACGAAGCTGCTTATTATGGTAAACTAAGGGATTTAGACGAAGCCAATAAGTTAGCTGGAATGAGAGCTAGAGAATGGTGGTCTACTAATTATACCGAGGAGCTAAAAGACATGAGAGCCTATTTTACAGGCAAGATTGATGAGGCTAAAAGGTATGGTGCTCAATACGATGGTTGGGAAGCAGAGTTTGCATCCAAAAGAATGAAGTTAGGGCAAAAAGTTGTCGAAGCACTTGTAACTAATAGAAACAAGGCTAGAAAAGTTATGTCTGACAGTGTAGATGCTAGATTTATGCAAGATGCTAAAAATAGTAAACAAACTGCTAGTCAAGCTGCAAACCAATTAATGGATCAAGATTTGCTTACTAATATGGCAAATTATGGACAAGCTTTTTATTCTGCAAGTAAAGATTTAGCTGTTAATTTAGCAGCAGGATTTGCTGAAATTGTAGGAACAGCTTTATTCTCTGGAGGTACTGTAGGAGATGCTTTTAAGGCCCTTGGTTCAATGATTCTTAATGCGTTAGGAGATTATTTAATCAAAATTGGTACTGCTGCAATTGCTGCTGGTATAGTAGGAACTGCATTAAAAGCATTTTTTACTGGAGGTGTAGCTACTGTTCCAGAATTAGGTATTGGTTATGGTATGGCTGCTGTAGCTATTGGTGGTGCTATGAAAGCATTAGCTGGTAAGGTTGATGCTAGCATGGATAAGAATAAAACTGGCTCAGCAATTTCAGGTGCTTCATCTGGTGGATCAATGTCTAGTAAAGTAAGTGGTTCATCTTATCAATATGGTGGATCAAACTATTCTACGCAATCTGTAAGATTATTCGTAGATTTGACTGGTTCAATTACTGCAACATCTACTGGCTACTCAATCAACAAGTCAATGGAAACAACTCTTAGAATAACTGGAAGATAATGACAGGATACGGAATACTATATCGCTTTGAGTTTGATGGGTTTTGCAATCCATTTAACGAGATGCTTGTTAGCAATAATAAGATACTTATTCTTAAAAAAGACTACACTGGTACAATTACTGATATCCCTCATGGGCAAGTAGGACCAGTTGAGATTGATTATCCTACAGCAGATGATGATATCTTCTATCCATTAAAGGGATCGTCTCTTACATTCAAAGTATTGGGTGGTGTTATCAATATGGATTCACTTATTAGTGAAGATGAAAAGGAATACATTATTGAGTATTACAGAGCTGGTAATTTATTCTGGAGAGGTTTTGTAAGCCCAGAATTGTGTGATGAAGATGTATTTTTAAAGTACCCTGCTATTGAATTTAAGACAATTGATGGTTTAAGTACATTAAAGAAAAGCAAGCTTGATATAGATGGTAAGATGCCTCCTGGCATTTTAAGAGTTTTAGATGTAATTCAAAAAGCTTTAAACGGAATTGGCTATGAATTCCCATTAAATGTACTTTGTAAGATGTGGGCTATGTCACATACAAAGACTGAATATTCCACACCATTAGAGCAAACATTTGTTTATACTCCTGCTTTAAAGGATAATAACTTTGAATTTAAAAGTGATTTAGATTTAATTACATCATTCTGTAATGTTTTTAATGCTTTTGTTTATCAAAATTATGGAGAATGGTATTTTGTTAAGCCTAAAGATTTAATATTTGGTATAACAGAGGCTAGTAAATTCTCTTTAGATGGAACACTTAATACTTCGTCAAAAAAAGGTATTCCTACATTAGTTCATGGTGTAGACTTTAAGATATTAGCAGAACCTAAGCGTAGAATTAGAAGATTCTATAAATATGCTGAAATTGAATATCAGGGAGCTACTAATAAGTTTTTAAATGGAGATTGTACTATTTGGAGTGGAACTCACAATGAGATTCCTATAACTGATACACTTTCTTTAACAGGAACTACTCAAGCTCAAACTTTACTAGATTTCTTTTACAAAGGGGCTAATGTAAAATCATATTTATTATACAACGAATTAGAGAATAAGTATAAAGTTGGTATTACTTCAACTACTACTAACTTAAATCAAAATGATTTTTATTCTACAAAAGGATTGCCAATAAGATGGGGAGAAGGATTTAATGTATCTTTTCAATGCCCTACAAAGAATCCTACTTTTGCTTTAATAGCTCAAATACCCTATATAACTGGTGTAGCTGAGTATTATTATGATTTCTTATCTGGCAAGTGGAAAAACTCTCCACATTACTACCAAAAGTCTACTAATTACCCAAGTGATGATAATGTAACTTCATTCTCACAGCAATTCCCTTTCCCTGATATTTTAGATGATTGGGATATTTATAAGTATGAATCTTATTCTGTTTATGTTGAATTTCATGCAGGATTAAAAGGAACTACTGGTAATTTTGAATCTTGGTATAGTGATATATGTATTAATGGTCCTAAGCCATTAACGTATTTAGGTAAAAAGTGGCCTACAAGAGAAATATTCCATGTTGATAACTTAAAATATACTTCTATTATACCTGAAAGAAAGGTTATGTATAATGGAGATAATTTTAATCAAAAGGAGTTCTCTATTTACGATATTGAAGAACCTTCTGCATTTCTATTTAATTATAATGGACAATATGGTGCAATACCTTCTTACTACCATGATTTCTTTACAGGACAAACTACTGGATCATGGTATGAAAGAGATGAAGAAGACAAATTTACTATTTTGGAGTATTGTGCTAGAAATATTCTTAATCAATATTCTGATTATCGTAACATCTTTGTTGGCACACTAATTGGTATTGATTTACAATATGGAGCTATTTATGAGTTCCCTAATCAAGGACCTTTAGCAGGTAAGAAGTTTTGGCCATTGTCAATGAAGTTAAATGACTTTGAGTGTACAGCCGAAGTGGTATTTATGGAATTAAGCTCCAATGAAATCTACGGACAGCTTACCAGGTCAAGATACGATGAGAATGGACTCCTAATTACAGCCGATGTTACGGCATCTAAAAAAAAAACTCTAACGGGATAGGTACTGATTTAGGCCAAGCTGGTAAAGAGGGAACTATATTTGATACATTCACAGTGTTCTACTTAGACGATTTTGTACCTTGATATGGCTAGAGAGATAGGATATTTTAAATACAAGTCACGTTCTTCCATAGAATTATATGGTAGTGGCTTGTTTACCGATAAAGAAGATAGCGGTTATGTTTATGGATGGGAGAATAAGTTAGGACAATACACACTAACAGCCCATCTAAAGCTATTTAATGGCACTACAAGCGATGCAAAAGCTGGATTGATGCTTCGTACTATGGCGAAGTCAGATTCAGCCTTTATTGCAGTCTTTGTTTGTGGTGATAATAAAATCAGAATCATTCGTAGAATTAATAGAGGAGATAATTTAACTATTGTCTCCACTATTGATATTGGTAGGAATGATGCTGTGTGGTTAAGAATTAATAACCTAGGTGGAGACTTAACAATCAGTTACTCTCTTAATCTTGATAACCTAGATGCCTCTTATGTTACCTTTACTGAAATAGGTACATTTACAGGTATAACTTCTGGGTGGAATAATCAGTATAAATATTTGAGTTGTAGTAGTGGTTCAGATAATGTAAATTTGGCTTACTTTACAAGAGTAATTACAGAGGAGTGTTATGTTAGCCCTAATGGGCAAAAAGAAGGATAAAAATGGCTATTAAAACGATACGAGTATTTGCTGAATATACATCTGATGGGTACGTTCCTATGCCATCACAAGGCAATATTGACTATGGAATTACAATAGGTAATTCATTCCCAGAGACTCAGCCTAGTTCCTATCAAACAGATGATCCCAACATTGATGTAGCAGTCAATACAATGACTGACTTTTATGTTTGGATTAGAACTCATGGTAGCCCTTGGAATCCTAGTTATACTCGTGTAGTTAGAGTTTATCCTGATTCTCCTTCTATTAACTCTGTAGTCATGAATATGATTGTAGCTGTTGGTAGCGGAGGCACTTCTATTAATGCAGGAGGTGGTGTAACTTATTATCTTAATGGTGGTACATCTCAAGGTGTTTTAGATGGTTCTACTTATTATGAAATGAGTAAAACTCCTGTAGAAGGTGCAGGTGTAGATTTCTTTAAGATTAATACTACAGGCTTTCAAAACATTGCTCAATTCGTTACAGATGCAGGAGACCCTTCTTTATTAAAGATTCCTCCTGGAGCATGGCCTTTAGGCTTCTATTTTTCAGCTTCTGATAATAGTGGCAATCCTAGGTTTTATGCTGAAATCTATAAGTATTCTCAAGCAGGTGTATTTACTCTTTTAGGCTCAAGTGTAGCTTCACCTGAAGTTATTAGCAATGGTGTAGCTATTGACTACTACACTACTACAGTTACAATACCTGATACTACTTTATTAATTACTGATAGAATAGCTATTAGAATCTTTGTAGATACAGATGGCAACAGAACTGTAAACTTCCATACTCAAGATTCACACTTAGCTTCTGTAGGAACTACATTTGCTAATGGTTTAACAGCCATTAATGGTTTAACTAAGCAAGTGCAATTCATTGCTATAGGAAATGCTGGTAGTGATGCTGCTATAGTTTCTAGTGATGATACACATACAATTAATTTACCTACAGCCTCCGCAACTAAGAGAGGTCTTTTAAATAACACAGATTGGTCTACATTTAACTCAAAACAAGCAGCCCTTAGCGGAACAGGTTTTGTTAAAATTGACGGCTCTACGATAAGCTATGATAATAGTTCTTATCAGCCATTAGATGGAGACTTAACAGCTATTGGAGCTTTAGCAGGTAACACTGGTATACTAAAGAAAACAGGAGCTAATACTTGGGAATTAGACACTACAACTTACTTATCTACAGGGGTTGCTGCTGATACTTATCAAAGAAAAGACAAAATGGTATCTAACTTGCTTGCAAGTGATACTGAATACCCTAACTCTAATGCTGTATTAGCCAAATTAGCACTTAAGGCAGACATTGCTAACCCTCAGTTTACAGGGTCAATGAATATCAAAGGAGCTGAATCAAGAATTAACTTTTATGATGAAGCTGATGCTATTAAGTATTTTATTGGTTACGATAGTGGATTCTTAAGAATATATCAAAGTGCTGGTTCTGCATCTAGGTTTTATATTAACTCGGATGGTAAAACGTTTATACCAGGTATTTTAGAAGCAGGAACTATTATTAAAACTGGTGGTACTGCTAGTCAATTCCTTAAAGCCGATGGAACTGTAGATAGTAATACATACATTACTTCTAGCTCATTAAGCAATTACCTTTTAAGTGCTACTGCTGCTTCTACCTACCAAAGGTTAGATAAGATGGTTTCCAACTTATTAGCCAGTGACACAGAATACCCTAATAGTAACGCTGTATTAGCTGCTTTAGCATTAAAAGCAAATGCTGCTAATCCAACATTTACAGGAGACTTTACAATTAGTGGGGCTACTCCTAGATTATACTTTGTAGATACCGATAATAATCCGGATTATACTTTATTTACTGATTCTGGATACTTCTACATCTATGACCAAACAGCAGGTGCTACTAGATTTTCAATAAACTCTAGTGGTAATATAAATTCTGGTGTTGGTAAAAGTATTACTGCAGGTTCATTTGTAAAAGAAAGTGGAACAGCAAGTCAGTATTTAATGGCTGATGGTTCAGTTTCATTAGCACAAGATTTATCAGGTTATTTATTAAAATCGGGTGGTTCAATAACTGGAAATATATCATATACTGGAGATAATTATACCACTTATGGACCTAATTCAACATGGGGAGCTTCCCTTCGAGTAGGAGGAAATGGAAGAACTGTAACAGGTGTATCTTCTGCTTCAGTAGTTGCTACCAATGGTAATCTACATATAGATGGAGGTACAGATAAAGGAACTTATATAAATTTTTATGCTGGAACTTTGGGTGTTGTATTTGGGACTGGAGCAAGCGGAGTTGCTGCATCGGTAGATACATCAGGTAATATATGGAAAGGTGCTACAATTGGAGCGGGAACTCAATATGTTTACAATAGTGGCACTTGGGGAATTAATATTACAGGTACAGCTGCATCTGCACCTAACGGAAGTAATATAAATAATTATTACAATTCTACTGCTGGAGAAGGATACGGATTTAGATTCTGGAATGGCGATGAGTCTTACAAACTTAGTATGGGTGTAGGTGCTCAATACCAATATGGACCAGTTACTGATTATTCCATTAAATTACACATGGGTAATGGTGCTGGTCGTGGTATTGTAATGGGTGTTACTAGCAGCACTCCTACATTTGCTCATAATACAACAAGTGGTAATACTCAGGTAGCTGGATCATTAACAGCTACTTCATTAACAATTAATACAGGAGGTATAGGAACTTGGAGTCCATTTGTAGTGACATCAACTAGCCTATGGGGTGATGGGGCAAATCAATATGTTACAATTGGTGCTGGTGGATCTGCTGGTATAATGATTAATAATCCACACATTGTATGGAATGCAGCAGAGAATTCAGCAGCTGCTAAATATGGAAGAAGCGGAGGTGTCTCTACAGGTTCATATTATGTAGCAGGAACTGGTGCAAGTAATAACTTTTTTATTGCTAAAGATGGTATTAGTCCAATCTTTAATATTAATTCTAGCAATAATGCTTCATTTATTGGAACAGTTACTGCTCCTACATTTAGTGGTAATTTATCTGGAAATGCAACAACTGCTACTACAGCTACAAATGCTCTCGAAATGGCTAACCTTGGTAATGCCATAACAGGAATTGGTTATATATCTAATTGGGATCCAAGACCAGGTGTTGGATATGCTGCTTATGCTATAAATAATCATACAGGAGTTACTATATCTGGATATGGTGGATATGGTGGGGTAAGATTATATTCATCAGGATATCCAACTCATGCAGGTTCTATATTAAGATTAGAAGCTTCAGATTCTGTAAAAACTTTTGGTATACTATACAATGATACTAGTGTTAGATCTCCAATTTTCTATGATTCTGCTGATACAAATTACTATATAGATGCAAATAGTAATTCCAATTTAGCAACATTGTCATTAAATGGTAATGATAATCAATTACTTATTAATGCACCTACAAACGGAGCAGCAGGAATTTTCTACAGAGAAAATAATGCTAATAAATGGGAAACATATCACTATCAGGGTAAATTTAGATTTTATAGTTATGTTACAAATCAAGAAGAATTAAGTTTAGATAATTCTGGAGGATTTTTGACATCTCGAACATCTATGAGAGCCCCAATATTTTATGACTCACAAGATGCTGGATATTATGTAGACCCTAATAGTGAATCCAATTTATATAGATTTACTTCAGCTGCTATGACAAGAAATGCTATTAATTATCTTAGCATTAACTCTCCATTTGCTACAAGATCAACTCAATCAATAAATTACCAAAATGGAACTATGGGTTGGGGGCAAACTGATTTTAATACTGTATTTTCTAATTGGGGTTCAGGATTTATTGATACATGGAGCTCGCCTGCAAATGCACCTGGTGGTTCAACTCACTATGTAGGATTGCAAGGAATTCATTATAACCATGTAAATGGAGCTAATCAATATGGATTTCAAATGGCTTGTGCAGGCGAATCTGACAATAGATTCTTTTGGAGAAGTGCTTGGGCTATTAATAGAAGTTGGGTAGAAATGGTACATACTGGTAACATAGCTTCTCAAGTTGCAGCTCAAACAGCAGGTAATACAAATAGTATTTCAAGTGCCGTTAATAGTGCGTATACATGGTATGGAATACAATATTTTTTAACAAATAATGGAACATCAGCAGTAAATAATTCAAATTCTGCTGCATTACAGGCATATTCAACAGGTAATAATTCGGCATTTATGTCATTTCATAGAGGTGGCTATTATGCGGTCAATATGGGATTAGATTCTGATAATGTTTTTAGAATTGGTGGCTGGAGTGCAGGTGCAAATCGTTTGCAATTAGATATGAGTGGGAATTTAACATTAGCAGCTAGTGTTAATGCTCCAAGTGGCTATGTATCTTCGCCAAATCCATGGGGCACAGCAAATTCAGCATTTTTCCCTAATGGAATTACAACCGCAGGAAGTACAAATTGGATTTATGGATATACTTATATTGGTAATGCTCCATCAAATGGTTCAGGTCATGAATTTTTTACAAATGGTAACGCAAGGAGTACTGGAACATATACAGCATCTGCATTTTATGAATCATCGGATAGTAGATTAAAAGATTTATTGTTAGATGATGTTCAAATAAAAGACATTGAAAACTTAAAAGCTAAATTTTATATTAAAAATGGTAAACATGAATATGGTTATTTTGCTCAAGAAGCAGAAACCTATATGCCTAGTGCTGTAACTAAAAATTCTGATGGATATTTAAACCTATCTTATCGTGAAGTGCATACAGTAAAAATTGCTAGATTAGAAAAGCGTGTAGCAGATTTAGAAAAACAATTAAATATAGCTTAATATGTTATGGTCATCAATTCCATCTAACCAACAAATTACATTTGAAAACCTTTTAGAAGCTTGTAATAATGGTACATTCTTACAATTATTACCAATGCCTCCTTCAGGAGTTTCAGCAAAAAAATGTATTAGAGGAGATCAGGTTCAATCTTATGTTGATATACAATCAGCTCCATTAAGTGGCACTGCAGCTAATCAAACAGTAGCTAAAAGTAAAATAGTTGCTAATGCTTATACATATTATAGATTAGTTTCTTGTGGAGGTGGTGCTACAGCGTGGACTAGATTAGCTCCCCCTTTAGGATATGGCCAAAGATATATATTACCATCATATCCTTCTCCATCTTATTACTATTACGATGGAGTAACACAAACTACATTGCCTTCTGGATTTAATGGTTCAATTCAGATAGTAAATGGAGCATATTATTGTCCTTAAACTTAAACAAATAAATAAAATGGCATTAAAAATCACAACTCAAATTGGAACTGATAAGGGTATCACTTCTGAAGCTTATGTTCGTATTTCTAATTATCAAATTTCAAAATTAGGTGTAGCAAATTTTATTATAGAATTATTTCAAAATCAATCTGATTCTATAATTGATAATTCAAAGTATATTTTAGCCCAACAAGCTCAAAATCAAAGTATAGGGAATAATCTTTTTGTTCAATTAGTGAAAGAAGAAACAAATGAAGTTGCTGGATTACCCGTAGTAACTAAAGTTCCTGATTTATCTTCAGCTCAAGGTGTTGATATTTTCACTTTTGGATACACTCATTTAAAGGCTAAATTAGTTGATTTGTTTGGTGCTCAAAATGTAGTTGATTGTTAATTATTAATTATTAACTTTACTACATAATCAAACACACAAAACAATGAAATTAAACTTTAACTTTAATCTTACAGATTTAGAGGGAAAGGACCTTCTTGAAAGAGATGGTTCAAAAGTAAATGCAGGTAAATTACTTGCAAACTCTTTGGTTCAACAAACTAAGGGTGATGCTATTAAATACTTTGAATGGGCTTTAGCTCTTAACAAAGGAGAGATTCTTGATTTAGATACTTCTGACCAAGATGTATTAAAAGGATTTATCAAGGATAGCGAAGCAATCATCATCTTAGCTAAAGGACCATTATTACAAGTATTCACTAAAGTGCAAGACAAGAAATAATGGATCAAGACGATTTAAAAGTGGGAATCTTTAATATGATAGCTTTTAGCGTATCATTTACTGACTTAGAGCAATCTTTGAAGATTCTCCTTTTAGTCGCTACCATTGGTTATACCTTGCACAAATGGTATAAACTACATAAAAAGTAAAACAATGGCATTACTAGACATTTTTAAAGATGACAATGATATCAATGAGAAATCCGTATTAGGATTCGCTTCATTTGCTATCTTAGCAGTTTATGGAATTGCTGATGTTATTACAGGATTAGAGCAACAACAATTTGTTATTGAGCCTATTATCCTAGAAGTATTCGCTGGACTTACAGCAGCTTGTTTTGGTATCTCTGCTTTTGAGAAAACACAAAACAGAAAGACTGATGCTGAAAGAGAAAAGAATCTACCAGGTGGCTTAGACCCACTACCAGAAGATGAAGGTTAATATAGCCCTTTTTGTTTGTTGTATCATAGCTTTATTCTATGCTTACACTAAACACGTTCAAGCTGGAGAGGCTAAACCAAATGATACTCTGGTTGTACACGATACATCTTGGAGTATTCACGATTCCATCATAGTCAAAAAAGTACCTGTTTTAAAGGAAGTAATTGTAGAGGTAGCATCCAAACCTGAGATGTTACCTGATACTAATTATGCTACCCTTAAAAGACAGTATATGGCATTACTACAACTCTATTTAAACAAGGTTATTTATTCTGATACTATTAGAGTTGGAACTTATGGTTATATAGCAGTATTAGATACCATTAATGAGAATAAATTAACAAGTAGAAAAACTCGTGAGAATTATCAAATTCCTATTGTCAAGGAGACAAAAACTATTACTAAGTATTCCCCTCCAACAAGGAACTTATTTGTCGGTGGTGGAATTAATACAAGTAATTCTTTAGGCATAAGAGGGATTGAAGCTGGATTGCTTTATAAGACTAAGAAAGATGCTTTATTCAACATTAAAGCTTCTGTAGACTTAGATGGCAAGCCTCTCTATGGGTTTGGGTATTACACCAAAATTAAATAGTTATGCTTTTAAAAGTTGGTTCAACAGGAGACGATGTAGTTAAACTTCAAATTAAACTTGGAGTTGATCCTATTGGTAAGTTTGGTCCTAAGACTGAAGCTGCTGTAAAAGGTTGGCAAACAGCTCATGGATTAACTCCTGATGGTATAGTAGGAGATGCTACATGGGCTAAGTTATTTGCTCCTGTGGTAGAAACTCCTATTGCTCCTGTTATCGTAGCTCCTGTGGCAACTATTGAGCCTACAAAAGCATTTAAACTTGATAAACTTAAAGGACACATTCCTCAAAATGTTATTGATCAGATTTCTGATACAGCATCTAAGTTTGGTATAACTAATAACTTACGTTTAGCACACTTCTTAGCTCAATGTGGACACGAAAGTGGAGGCTTTAGAGCTGTTAGTGAGAATCTTAATTATTCTGCTAAAGGATTGTGTGGAATATTTAGAAAGTATTTCCCTAGTGTAACTATTGCATTACAATATGAAAGAAAGCCTGAGAAGATTGCTAATAAGGTGTATGCTAGTAGAATGGGTAATGGTCCAGAATCTTCTGGTGATGGCTATAAGTTTAGAGGTCGTGGGTATATACAGCTTACAGGAAAAGACAATTACTCTTTATTTGATGCTACTGTACCTGAAAGTATTCTTGATATGCCTGATTTAGTTGCTAGTAAATATCCTTTAGCCTCCGCAGCATTCTTCTTTAAGAGAAACAATTTGTGGGCTATATGTGATAGAGGTGCAACTCCTGATATAGTAACTGCTGTAACTAAAAGAGTTAATGGTGGTACTATTGGTTTAGCTGACAGACAAAAACACTTTACTGAATACTATAAACTACTTTCATAATGGCAAAAGCTACTAAATCAGCAGAAACTAAAAAGATAACATTTGGTACTAGAAGAAAGGGTAAGGCTAAGAAGTCTTATTCTAAGTATCAAGAGAAACCTAAACCAAATAGAGGACAGGGATGAAACTATTTACTATAACAGCTTGGATTGTTTCAATCATAATAGGAATGAGCTTCACAGTTCAATCCTTTTTTATTTATAAGCACTTTTTTCCTACAGAGCCTATTACAGTAGCTCCAGTGGAGAATAAAGTACAAATAGGAGCACTTGCAGGTAATAGAAACATAGCTTTTGGTGTAAAGAATATACTAGAAGAATACTTGGTAGTTAAAGAATACGATTTATCTGATGATTCTAAGCAGGTAATAAAAGTAGAAATATTATATCTTGATGTATTTAAGCGTGAGGCTAATTTATCCGTATTTCATGGAGCAACTGAAGCTGTTGTAATTAGACTTAGAGGTACATTGTATGATAATGGTAAAGTGATTAAGAAGGCTATTGTAGAAGAATCTGCGGAAGAAGTCTCAATGTCTACACTTTTAGTTGATGAAGGAGGTAACTTTAATCAACAAAATCTTTCTAGTGCTTTAAAAAAATCGTGTAATTCTTTAATTAACAAGCTATTATGAAAAAGATATTTTTTCTTTTATTCTTGCTAATTGGTTTTCAATCATTTAGTCAAGTAGTAAAAGTATATTTCAATAATGATTCTACCAATACTAACCTTGCTGGCAATGTTATCAACAAGGGAGATTCTTTTGATGTATTAGTTAGTGCTGATGGCAATAACAATACTTCTGTTAGGTCACTTTACTTTGACTTTGAATACACAAACACTGCTTTTGAGTTTTTAGGTGTAGACCACACAGGAACTGGTGGTAATGGTGGTATTATTCCTTATGGATCACAAATCTCTATGAGCCATCAAAATTATCCAGGGTATAATTATGTTACTACCCAATCAAATAATGTCGCAGATGGCAATTTAAAGTACATTTATGGGCAATATAGCTATACTCCTAATGGCCCAAAATCTATTCTTCGTGTTTATTTAAACTGGGCTATTGCTACTGGAGGCTTAGGTAAGGATACTATTCTTAAATTACATTTTAAGCTAAAGACTACAGCTCCTGGTTATGCTTGGGATGCTATTAAGTTAAACTTTGCTGCTGCATTTAATCAAAATGGTTCTAGTGGCTCAACAATAATGACTACTCCATTGAATAACATTATTATGTTAGACCCTGTAGCTACTAGATACATCAATCCTACTTTAATGGTTAATGCTAATGTAGATGCCATGTCACTTCATAGAGTAGCATTTACTGATTCTGTAGCTAATACAACTTACTTAGTAGATGCTTTATCAGATGGAACTATTCCTGTTGATCAAACTAGATTCTCTCCTAATACAGTATACCATGTTAGAGTATTGTTTAACATGGATTCTATTAAGGATTTATCAACTGCTGCTGTAACTGTTTCTGATTATACTACAGCTCAAGCTGAATTTGTTACTCAAAACCTTGATGGTACTTTTAGAAATCAGAACATCATTACAGGAGCTGGGTATTTTGCTGCAGATGTTAATAGGAATAAACTCTTTGATGGAGGAGACTTAGTTAAGCTATTTTCTCAAGTAACTGGTGTAGAAAACTTAGTTACACTACCAGAAAGCTATGTAGCAGGTACTGATATGTATATGAGTGCACCTACGTTTACTGATTCTACATTTAATGGCCTTACACAAGCTAATTGGAAAAACCTAGATAAGACCTATGTTAGATTTAAAACAGATGTTATAGGTAAAAATCTCCCTTTAAAGTTACGTTTTGTTATTCCTGGTGATATTAACAGATCCCATAGCTCACAAGTATTAATTAATAATGCTATTGCTACTAATGCAGTTCCTAGCTTAAAGAAAAGTTTAGCTAAGACAGCTAACTTATTGATTAACACTCCACAATTTGTGCCTAGCATAAATGTTAATTTAAAGAATGTTACAGTTACTTCTAATAGCATTGAGATACCTGTTAAGATAGAAGCTGGTGAAGTTAGTGTTAGTGCATTGCAATTTGAGTTTGCTTATGATGCTACTAAATTAAAGTTTGAGAGCATTTCTAATGACTTACCTAATACTTGGTATACATTTGTAGACAATAAGGATGGTAAGGTTAAATTTGGAAGTATTGATAAGGATATTAAGAATCCTGTTACAGGAAATATTATACCATTTAAGCTGAAGTTTAGTACCTTAGCAAGTGGATTGGATATCAATTCATTTATTAGAGTAACTCCTAATATGGATGCAAGCTCTAAAACTGGTTATCAATTAGGTATTAACTTATCCACTGATGTCATAAAGATTACAGGATACAATAACTTTTAGATGAAAAAGGCAATAGCATTTATATCAATAGTATTCTTACTTTCTTGTGAGAAGTTTGAAGTTGAACAAACCCCTACAATTGAGCTAGGAGCTACTTCTTCCTCTGCTAATATACTTTCTATAAAGACAGAAGGGAATAAGGCAACAGTGATGGCTAAAACAACTCCTGGGGCTAAGTATAGCTTACAATTATTCAAGTTTGGTGTACTTGACCCTATTGATACAAGAGGATTTACAGCAAACATGGATACTACTAGAATGGTTCTTGAGTTTAAGACTATTCCTAGTGGAATTTACGATATATCTTTAACGGATATTTCAGGTAATACAGATAAAAAACCTTTAATTTTAAATTAATATGTCAGAAGAAAATAACGATGGAACTTGGTCTGGTTTAGTTAAGACTATTGTTGGAACAGTAGGAACTGTTGTGACTGCTGGTGGAGCTTATTTAGGCTCACAATTATTTGGTGGTGGAGAAGAAAAAGAAGCTACTCCTGTACAGACTGTAGCTCCTGCTCCTGTTATTAACATTACAACTAATAACACACAACAACAAAAACAAGCTTCTAGTGGAGGCACTAAGGTTATTGAACGTGTAGTAGAGAAGCCTGCAGCTCCTAAGAAGAAAACTGAAAAAGAAGCTTTAGCTGAAGAACCAAAATGGTAAAATACTTAATCGCCTTTTCGTTTATTTCGTTTACAGGGTTGTCACAGATAGCTTCCACTAAAACGGAAGCTTATGTGGCTTCTTTTGAAAAGAAGATAAACATTGATTCTTTAATGGATTATGATGGACCTAAAATTCCTATCCAGATTTTATCATTAGGTATTAATGATGAAGTATATGCTGCTTATCCAGAATTAAAAGATAAACGTGTAGGATTAGGTGTAACTAACATTGTTGTCGAATTCTTAGAAGAAACTAATCGTTTTACTTTTACTGAAGAAAAAGCTGAAATTAAAAACCGAATGGTTAAGCAATTTCAGGCATCTCAATCAGGTATTACAGAGAATAAGCTAGATGGTAGAGGTAAGATTAAGTTAGCCCAATACTTTGTCTACATTGAAGTTTATGACTTTAGTGTTAGTGAAGATGAATCTATTTCTTTAAAGGATGGTGTAAAACAAACTGTAGTTACTCGTTTAGGCTTACAAGTTAAGTTTGTTAATGCTGAAACAGGAGAATACTTTACAGGAAGTGGTTTAGGTGATG